GACGGAGCCGGTGCTATATCATCTGCTACTATCTCTGGAACAGCAGTAGCTGGAAGTCCAATTATATTCTACTCAACTGTGACAATCTCTCAAGTTACTACACAATTAATTCCAGTAGGAACAAATATCACATACGGTGCAATTGCTACAATCCAAGTTGATTTTCCTAGCGATCACGGATTTGTCCCAGGCTCTACAATCCTAGTTGACATTACCAGTACTGGAACAAATCACGCCCTTGCTAAAGGTCCGTTCTTTGTAACGGGAGTGCCAACACCAACTAGACTAACCTATGTTACTCGAGCATCAGGCACTGTAGATACCGGTGTTGCACTAACTGGAATCATGTATGCAAGACCAGACACATTCTTTACGCATAGACCGTTTGACGGTGGTGTTCAATTAGGAACAGGCGGACCTGCACACGGTGCGCAGGCAATTCGTATGAGTAAGAAATACATTCGTTACCAGTCTGGTAAGGGTATTATGTATACTACTGGTGCGCTGTTTAGTCCCAGTTATGATATTAGGGCTATTAGTTCGACTGGACTATTAGCAGGCAGTATTATCACAGTTACTACTGATGACGTTGACCACGGACTACAAGTCGGATCTGAGGTAGGTATTGAAGGTATAGTGACTGCAGGATATAATCACGCTCCTTATGTTGTAACAAATATTATTGACGAGCGTAATTTTACAGTGGCAGCATATAGTGTACTAGGCAGCACTACTGGGGAACTCGGAGATCAACCGTTGTGCGTTTTGAGAAAGTTCCACGGTGCAACTGTACGTGCAGGAACATTTGACGAACAAAACGGAATTTATTGGCAGTTTGACGGAGAACGTATGGCCATCGGTCGTCGAACAGCCACAAGACAACTAGCAGGTACTATTTCGGTTAATACTAATAGCAATGCAGTTACGGGATCGAACACACGATTTATGGATCAAATAACTGCTGGTGATCGAATTGTTATCAGAGGTATGACTCATTTAGTTTCTAGAGTTATTAGTCAAACTAGTTTAACTATTAATCCAGACTTTCGAGGTGTTAACAATGTAACTGCAGTCAAGTCAGTTATTATTGAAGATTTGTTAGTGCCTCAAAGTGAGTGGAACTTAGATGCATGTGACGGATCAGGAGAAAGCGGTTACACTCTAAATCCTTATAAAATGCAGATGATCGGATTAGAGTGGACCTGGTACGGTGCTGGTTTTATTAACTACATGCTGAGGGGCCCAGACGGTAACTATGTTTACTGTCATAGAATTAAAAATAACAACGTTAACAACGAAGCGTATATGCGTACTGGTAACATGCCAGTTAGATACGAAGTTATTAATGAGGGTGCAAGAAGTAAGCTATACGGAGCAATGACTACTACACAAACAGCATTAACAGTGTATGACGGAACATATTTTCCATCTGCTGGAACTTTATACATTGATGCTGAAATGATAACCTATACTGGAAAAACTGGTAATGTATTAACTGGGTTAACTAGAGGTGTTAGCATATCTAACTTTGTTGCAGGATCACAACGTGTGTATACAGGCAGCTCAGCAGCGGTACATGCTGACAAGACCGGAGTTATATTAATTAGTAATACAGCTACTCCGCAAATTAGCCACTGGGGTAGTGCTTTTATTACAGACGGATTATTTGACCAAGACCGTGGTTACATTTTTAACTATGTTGCATCTAGTCTGGAAGTTACAACTACTAGGCAAACAGCATTCTTGTTGCGATTAGCACCTAGTGTGTCTAATGCTATTGTAGGAGATTTAGGAGAACGTGAACTTATTAATCGAGCACAGTTACTACTAAACGGTATTGAAATTACATCCGAAGCTTCAGCCGTAGGCGGTATTGTTATTGAGGGCGTGTTAAATCCTCAAAATTATCCACTTGATCCTGGTAATATTATTTGGAACGGTCTAAGCGGACAAGCTCAAGGTGGACAACCTAGCTTTGCACAGGTTGCATCTGGAGGTTCTGTTAACTGGGCCTCAGGTATAACACAAACTACTGCAACTGCTACTACTATTGGGACATTTACAGCATCATTTACGCTATTATATAGTGCAGGTAATAATGTTAACTATGCCTATGCCGACACAACCAGCTATAATAACAGCGGTGCAATTGTTGGTGCGATCGTTAATGATGGAAAATTTCCAGCTGGAACTACTATCACTGGCTCAACAAACTACGGTTCGTACACACAAGTTAACTTTAGTCAACGAGGAAATAACGTTAATGCTGGACAAAGTATTACAGTTAACCTAGGCGGCACACTGACAAGAACTAACTTTTTATATTTCACCACAACATCATGGCTTGCACTTGGAGCACAAATTGGCCAAGAATTGCAAGATGCTAAATTCCCAGCTGGTACTAAATTGACATCTGTATCTGCATTATCACAGTTTGGTGGCAGTCAATATTATAGAGTAGGATTTAGTCAATCATCTAACACAGGTGTCACAGGCGGAAGTACTGTAACATTCCTATTTGGACAACCGCCTTATGCGCTTCCTGGAGAACAGGTATTTTCCTTTATCAGTGCCCCAGGTACAAGTAACAACTTGAATCTAGGTGAACTGAAAGAATTGACAAATACCACACTAGGCGGTCGAGGAGCATTTCCAAATGGTCCAGACGTATTAGCTATCAACGTTTATAAAACAGCCGGATCTGCTACAATATCTAACATTATTATTCGTTGGGGTGAAGCGCAGGCCTAAAGACTATCGATTATATCGATTACTGTTTGGATCTTAGTTTGTATAATGCGATTACGCAGACTAAGATCCAATCCCTTATGCACAGGTTTTGGAAGGTTGTTAAGATCGAACCAGCCCCAAGCAATATGCTCATCACTAAGTGTTGGAACAAACTCTTTGTCAATAATGCAAAGATAAGTGTGAAAATTAAACAAGCTATCATAGCTTACAAATTTTTCTAGGGGAATAATTTTTTTGAAGTCGGGCATTGCGCCAATTTCTTCTTCAATTTCTCGAGTAAGCCCTTGCCATGCTGACTCTCCTTCGAGATTGGTTCCCCCAACAAGTCCCCACCTGCCGTGATTTTTACCATTAGATTTTTGAACTAATAGAAATCTATGCGTGTCTTTGCTAATGATAAGAGCACCACTGCAGATTATCCTATCATTGGGGTTTTGGGTCTGTTCCACCATCTGTGTACTTCTAATAAAATTTTAGCACCAAGCTGATCTTCTGTTAATTCTTTCATGTTAGGTGACACATGATAGTTAGCACTAGTTGGAGTAGTAAAAATTGGATTTTTATCCCCTTCTATGCCTCGATCCATCCATACAACAAAACAATCAGTAAATTGATTTCTTATGTCTTCAGTGTCGGCACAGTAGTCTACTATGCACCAGTTTTCACTTTGAACAATTAGCTCTGCTATATAATTTAGTTTTTTTGCAAACTCTACCTCATCAGAAGCGGCTATTACAGATTTAAAATCGTCAGCATTTAGTATAACACCACTGAGGCGCTTATGTAGATTTTTAGAAATAGTAGTTTTACCGCTACATGCTCTGCCCATAACTAATACTTTTTTCAATACATGATATTGACTCACAGTTCTAATCTCCACTCGCCTCTGCGATACTCGCCGTCAAATGCCTTCACCCAACTTACGCCGTTCCACTTGTACTGGACTCCGGGACCTACTGGGAAAATATTTGTTTGATAAATTAAGAAATCACCGGACTCGCTAGCATCAAAGATAATAATCCATCTAGTTCCATTCCATTCTATGATATCATTTTCGCCTGCAATTAATTCGCTGTTGTCTGTACCCTTCCAAGCATCTGCGCCATCTGTATTGCTGACATCACCGATGTTTTCTATAATCAAGTATCTAGTACCCACAGTAGGTGCAGGAAGCCCACTGCCTGGACCTTTGGTTGTGGGATCAATGATTGCATCAAATGTGCCAGTGCTTGACGGTCTATTACTAGCCAATGCATCGTATGTGGGATTTGTATCAAATCTTCCTTCGCTATCAATACCAGTATTTGTAGGATATGTATCTGGATCCCAATTAACTGTCAAAATAGTTTCATCTAATGGATTAATAGCAATAGTTCCGCGAACTTCAGTAGTGTCTGATTGAATTAAAATTAATGTGCTAGCACCTTCAATGTATTTGCCTAGATACTGATCTAATATTATACGCCAGTTAAAACTTACACCCTGTTTGAGAGGCTCTGCTAATTCTATGTTAGTTGCTGTAATAGACTCTGCTGTGTCTAAAATACGTACCTCCCCATTCCAAGCTAATATTCCAAAGTTTCCTATACTGTGTTTACTTGCACCGAGAACTTCACTATAGCTACCGTAGGGTTCTAACGGCACAGTGCCTAGACCTTCTACGTATTCTGTTCCTGCTAGATTACCTGCAACATCACTATAGAGACCCATAATAATGTTAGTGATAACTCCCATTTGTTTAACCTTAACCGGAGGACTAATCCAAATAGGAGTATCAAATGTCATAGTAGCAATGTCAATTTGATTACCAGTGCCTACGGGGATAGTCCTAGAGCTAAAAGTAACATCTGTTAAATTTACAACACTTAAACTGGTCCAGTCAATATAATTGTCTGTAGTCTGTATTTCTAAACTAGGATTAAACAGCATCAGTATCTGTTCTAATACTTGTAATTTCTGCTCAGTGCTGCTAGTCCATATGTCAGTTTTTACTGTTAATTTATAAGGAGTTGGCATTAATCTTTCAACAGTGTAATTTTTACCTTGACTACTAGTATACTCATTAGTAGTCTCATTGATATCACGTTCTCTAATATGTATCTTACCAACGTATGTAGAATCACTAAGTCTATCTCTATCAAGCCCTAGTCCTGTAATATAAACTGCAATTTTAGGAGTACTTTGAATAGAGTTTTCAGAATTTTGAGCTATGATATTAGCAACCTGACGATCACTGTCTCCGTATACTACTGGTACTCTAGCTAATGTTCCGTCACCATATTTGACTGTAAAATTACTTAATAGTCTAACAATTTGTAGAAGATATCTTCTAATCTGCCCATCATAAAAATGCTGCATTATAAATCTGCCTTAGGTTTAAGTGCTTTAGAAAGAGATTGTCTTTCTTCAACAGTGCTATCTCCGATCTGATTAACTGTGGTATTATTAATAAACCCAGTCCTAAATGTAGATCTAGTATCAGTGTTGCTGAGAGTATGTCGAACAGCATCTTCTCGTTTAACCCATCTTCCGCCGTCATATCTAAACAATCTATTAGGTAAAAAATCAGTTCTTAAGAAATAATCGCCCTGTACTGAATTAACAGGAAACGAAATTCCATGGCCAAAATCAACACCATTTGGTGCAACACCGTCGCCTAGTAGATATCCAGAGTAACCATCTCTTGCAGGAGTTTGATGAATCGCACTAGCATCTAATCCAGTAGACGATGCATCTGAACTTGATAAGTCAACGGTTACTAGTTCAGGGTTACCTTGAGCATCAACTTGTAACGTATAAAACTGTCTAGTTTCAAAACCACTTTTTGGAGCATCGGCTTCTGCTTGTGCTAGTATTGCATCATTTATTTCTAACGACCGTGCTTTTGTACTTAATATACTTTCTAATGTATTTCCAGAATACAAGGTAAAATATGTAACATTCGGAGGAGTGTTTCCAGTTGTAGTAGCTGTTACATTATATAATTTGCCTTCGTGTCTTACAATTTGCCCTGCAGTATATGTTGTAGTTGCAGAATAATCTCCAGCATAATTTGCATCTTGATCGGTAGGCTTAGTAAGAATATCTGCAAACTGCTGACTATCAGTAATCTTATCAAGTTTTAATTTATATAAATGAGGCCACCATGTTTGACTAAATCCTTCGCTTGCTCGTTGCACCTCTGAAATAACATAGGAACGAGGTAAACTAACATCTAAATTATTAAGTGCAAAGTCATCTTTAAGATGCGGTAATTCTAGTACGTCACCACTGATAGGTTTTCTGCCTATACTAGAAATAAAGTCATTAATATGTACTGTCATAAACAGGTTTTCATTATCTAAGAACAAACCAAACTGACTTAAATTAAAATCAGTATTTGTAACATTGTAGTGTCCACGAATTTTATAAATGCTAGAATCGTATTTTCTATCTCTGTTTTCAAGCAACAATAGGTCTTGTATATTCGTAA